CCGTTATTAGCATTACCACCATTACCACCTTTACCTAAGACTTTCCCCGATATGATCAGTGTAACGTTGACGCCGCCTGTATTAATAAGCAAACCATAATCTGCTGATGAGCCTCCTATGACAACGTTAGAAGGAACAGTGACAGTAATTGGAGCACTTCCGTTCCAACCTGCGGCAGTAGCCACAGAAGAAAGAGAAATACCATTTCCTGTTGCAAGGTTAAACGCAAAAAGACTAGATTTTCCTCGGAAATTATCCACACTAATCGCACCACTTGACGGGATGCCACCCGCCGCACCGTAGTATTCTGTCATGGCGATTGGATTTGATCCACCAAATTCATTTTGAATGTCTAGAAAACTTGCGGCACCTGTAGGAACTGCCATGATTAAATACTCCCAAACGCTGTTACGTTGCCTTTAGCTGTTATGTTGCCCGATCCGTCAACTTTCATAACACTGGTGCCGTTGTACTTAAAGATGAGTTCAGTTCCCGAAGCGACTACTAGCCAGCTTTGAGTCCCCCCAGTAATAGTTATGTTTCCACTTAAAGAGGGATTTGCGGCCAAAGCTTTTGTGTTTAGCTGCGTTTGAATGTTGCTTGTACTAGACGCCGTGTTATTTATTTGGGCTGATGTTGCGGTCACACCTGTCAGCTTGTTTAGTTCTACAGCACTTGAAGTAATTGCTGCTCCGGCAATTGCCAGAGTTGTGGCGTTTACTTGCCCTGCACCACTGTAAACAACAGCTTTGCTGTTTACGATAGATCCTGCAACTGAACCGTCCACCAGATTCAACTCCGCCGCCGTAGAAATTACGCCGTCTAGGATATTCAATTCCGCCGCCGTAGATGTGACAGTTACGCCGCCTACGATTAATGCGGCAAGATCTACAGCGGCAGTAAGATCGGTCACTGCTGCGCCTGATCCCGCTCCATCCGAACATATTATTTTTGATGTGCCATTAATCACACTAACGTTTGATCCAGAACCTTGAGTGAATGTAGCAGTCTGACCACTAGCGTTTTTTACAACGTAAAGATGCTGACCTGTATTTGGATTTATTGTAATTGTGTTTGTACCAGAAGGACTGCCGCCTAAAACTAAGACTTTGAACTGCCCTGGGGACACAACACCGTCTGTTACAGTTAACGTATGTGTTGTTCCCGACAACGAAATAGACCCAACGCCATTAGTGAGACGATCAATAATATTCATGTTGATGTTTACGGTATCGCCCCAAACAGCGGATTGTTCTCCATCAGCGGGTAATTCAATGCCGCCGTTATCGGTATATGTACTAGGCATTAAATAATCCTCACGCTGCTATTACTGTCCAAATTGTGTTGGGATCAGGTTTTATATTTGCCCAAACTACTACTGCTCCTACAGAACCTGTTGCGGAAACCCCAGTAGGGAAAACCTTTGCAGAACCTGTCATTGATATCGACCCTACAGCACCTGTGCCAAAAACGCTAGCAACAACAGCAGTGGCTCCTGGATCCACGGTGACTGAACCTACCGCACCTGTTCCCGTGACCTTGGTCACTGAGAACGTAGCGTTACCTGCAATTCCGGCCACAGAGGGAGTGTTCGTTGTGCCCAGAACAGAACCTACGCTTATTACAGATGTGTTTACAACAGAAACTTGACCTACCGCGCCTGTCCCCGTGACCTTGGTCACAGGGAACGTAGCGTTAGATGTGGTAGTTACACCTGTTAAACCAGAGTTTATCTGAGGTGTAGCGACAGTGGCTGTAGACCCTGCATCCACGGTTACTTGACCTACCGCGCCTGTCCCCGTGACCTTGGTCACTAAAAACCCAACCAAAATTTCAATGGTGACTGAACCTACCGCGCCTGTCCCAACAACACTCGAAAGAACCAAATCAACTTTGCCGGAACCCGATGATGCTATCGCGTCTTCCGCGTATGTCGTGTTGCCAAAAAGCATTTACTTCTCCAGAAGTTGGGCTTCTAGGGATTCCACCTTAGATTTAAGCTCCTTTATCGCCTCGATAAATAATGGAGCCATTCGCTCGTATCGAACGGTAAGATACTTGTCATCTATCGGGGCGGGGGCCACAATCTCAGGCATAATCGCTTGAACTTCTTGTGCCGACACACCTAACTCCCGATGAACTTCATAGCCCAATGCCTCTGCAGTAGCGTTTGCTTCGTAATAAAACCCATTTAAAGTGGATATCATTTCAAGGGCGTTCTTAATATTGCCAAACCGAGTTTTTAACCTATCGTCGGAGTAATAAGCGGTAACATTGTTTGTAGCCCTAATTTCTCCAGTAGTGCCAGAAGCGTTTGTGCCAACCCCAAAAGAATCAACACGGTAGTCGTTTGAAGTATTAAGCGCGTTAGCGGTAGTGGCAGTAGTCGCAGTCCCAGAAGTGTTTTGGTTGCCTGCAGTGTTTACCCCAGGCAAGTTAATGCTGGCAGACCCGTTAAACGATACACCACCAATATTTCTAGCATTTACTAAAGTAGTGGCCGTTGCGGCGTTGCCAGAGCAAGAAGACGAAGTTGAAGCGTTCCCAGAGGTGTTTTGATTTCCAGAAGCATTCACGCCCGGAAGGTTAATATTAGCCGAGCCGTTAAACGCTACACCACCAATAGTACGGGATGTAGCCAACGTACTGGCTGTTGAGGCATTGCCCGTCAGAGCCGCGGTGACTGTACCTGCAGAAAAGTTTCCAGACCCATCTCTAGCAACAATGGTAGAACCATTGTTCGAATTTGTTGCATTTGATGTAACCGTGAAAGTTCCCCCTTCACTAGAAACAGACCCCGAAAGACCTGTTCCAGAAGTAGCTCCCGCCGCAACGTAGTTTCCTGTGGTGTCATTGCCCAGTGCAACAGAGTTTGCTTGGATCGATGTCAAAGCAGCCGCCCAAGATGTTACGCCCGAGCCATTAGTCTGTAGGAATTGATTTGCGTTCCCGTCATTATTCGGCAAAGTTAGTGTATAGTTTGCGTTTGCAGAATGAGGTGGTCCTTTAATTACAATGCCATGACTGTTTACTTCACAGTTTAATACAAACTGTCCCGCACCTTTTGTACCGTTACCTTTAAAAGTAACTTTGCCAGAGCCGTTTGGATCGAGTTCTAGCGCAGCATTGGATGCAGTTGTAATGGCCCCAGACATTGAGCCACCAGCCTTGGGCAAAGCAGCATTGGCTGTGTTTGTGGTAGTAGTTAACACACCGTCTCTAGTCGCAATGTCAACTCCGTCAACAGTGCCTGTAACAGTTATATTGCCGGGAATATTTACACCCGCCGCAGTAGTCGAAAACTTTAAAGTCCCGTTGTGAAATAAATCTACATCACCGTCATCTGTGAACTCGGCTAAAGCTTCTCCAGAACCCAGTATCTTTACCGAAGAACCCGCCGCAGACACAGAAAGGTTTAAATCACCAGCCCCTGCGTTTACTTGGAAATCTGTAGCATCAAAAAATATGGACGCATCGTCGCCTGTACCAAACGTGGCCTTGGCGTTATCCGCGAACTCTAAAGCATTCGCAGAGCGATCAAATACAACATCTCTACCTGCCGTAGCTCCATCAAAAGTAACATCTCCATTAAATGTACCACCAGCAAAAACAGGGGTCGCACTTGTGGCTATGTCTTGAACGGCGGCAAATGTTGTACCTGTTAAAGATAGTCCGGTTCCAGCACTATACACAGTTGTGTCCGCCGCTAGAGCAAAGACTATATTTGTAGTACCAAAAACAATTGTACCTGTCGTGCTGCACACCCGTAGATGACCTGCCTCTGTGTTACCTTCAGAAACAAAAAACGCAGAACCTTGTCCTAATCCGGTTGACCCTACGTTCTCGAAAGAATCCGCATCTGTTGCGCGTGTCAGCACCCAATTAGCAGATCCCGATCCTATAGTGGTTACTGTGTACGCGCCGTTATGAGCAGCGTTAGATTGTTCGTCTATAAGAACACGGTTACCATTAACCGCCGCAAGACCATCAAGCACAAGTGCAGCTTGGGTACTGTTGTTGGTAAGTGTAGCACCTACTCCAGAACTGCCGTTAGCATACGCTGCAGATAGATTAGCAGTAGACGCTAATCGAACAGGAGAGTGGTAAACCACCCCCGCCGCTGCAATACCGTCTACATATGTTTTAGTTGTTAGGTCTTGTGCGGCAGTGGGATTTCCTGCACCCGTAATTTTAGAGCCACCCATAGCAAGACCACCGGACATGGTCCCGCCTGCTTTAGGTAACGCCGCATTTGCAGTGTTGGTAGTGCTGGTCAGAACTGAGTTTCGCGCTGCTATATCTACACCGTCCACAGTCCCGCCAACTGTAATATTGGTTCCAACCGTTAAACTAGCCCCAATCACCGCGTTATTACTAGCATCCTCTAAGATAGCTTTTTCAGCCGGAAGTGTCAGAAAAATATTCTTGGTTCCCGCCCCCCAATTTACAGCCCCGCCGCCCGAGGACGAACTTAAAAGTGTTGTACGGGAAAGAGTTGCTTGAGAATTGCTTAAAGTACCAATTCCAACTTCCCAATAAGTATCGTTCGTAATCGCGTAGTACACAGTATCCCCATCTGAGGTTACTGCAGCGAAAGTTTGGAAGCCATCCGCCGCGCCACCCAGAGTATACGCTCCCGAGCCTGTGGTTGTGGTAACTTCTTTTACGCGATCTGCAACGATGAACGCCATGACGATACCTCCTTATTAAGCGATACGGACAATAGCGTTTGAAGCGTCCGGTGTTGGGAATTGAATAGTAAAAGTACCTGTCGTGGATGTTTTATCCGAACCAAAGTCCAGAACCGCAACAGTTGGGTTGCCTGATGCGGTGCTGTTGTAAATCAACGCGCCTCGAGCAGTAATCGATGCGCTCGTAAAATCAAAGTTCGAAAAATCCAAGAAAGCTGTGGTTCCCGCAGACGTTGGAGTTACGTTAGTTAAAGTACCGCCGCCTGCGCTGTAAGAACCTGAGTTCGACACTTCATTCGAAGTAGTATACGCAGTGGTTGCCGCATTAAATGACGCTGAATTAGTGTAAAGTGCAATTTTAAATGCGTTCGCACCGTTGGTAAAGTTGTGCACACCTTTCAAGAGTTGAACCTTGAAAGACGTACACATAAAGTTTCCAGAAAAGGCCATATCAGGGCTCCTTGGTTTTTATCGAGGTCAGGACACCCAGCCTCTGGGGTTGATTCATTGCAACATTAAACTTTTGAGGGCAATCTTGCAAGATTTTTGTCTGGAAGAGCATTATTGCTTCTGCCTTACAACTCGACCAACTCTATATTCTTGAGTGGTTTCTTTGGCCTCGCCCAGCATTTTCAACGCGGTCATGGCTTCATTAAATTTGGAATCGTACATTTGCATGAGATCCTGCTCACCTTTCATAAAGATGTTTGCTTCCACAAGGCACCCATACAAAAGAGAAATCTCTGCATTTTCACTAAGCCAGGTAGTTCCACCTCCTGCTCCAGCCGTTAAACTTACAGGGCGGTAGAAATAATGCATCTCACAAACATAGTTTTGATCTGGAGTGGGTGCCAGCACCATGTTGTCAACATCAAACTGAGCATAGTATTTTGGGGCACCTTCAGTGCTTGGGTCTGGAGCATACGTTTGACAAAAAGAAACGTCTTTAAATTCTACAAAGTCTTTTTCTCCGTTCGACGTGTAGCTCAAGGAAAAAGGAGCTAAAAAATCTGTTGGGGAAGAAAGATACTCATTCCCTTTCGTCATAAAAGCCGTTGCATTTCTACGAAACAAGTTAAGTTGGACATTTTTTAAAATTCTTTCCTCAGTGCTTCGAATAAACAAGGGGAGATTGTTAACAAAAGTTGTTTCGGAGTTGTCCGTGTAGGCTTGAATAGCCGTCTTTAGCTCGTCATATGTAAAACTCATGCTATCACCACCGTTACTGTGCCGACAGAAACTGTGGCTTCAAGGTTACTGGTAGGGGAAAGACCCGGTAGGTAGTTCCAACCCACCGGACTCCAACCCCATTGCACCGCTCTTTGAGCAGTCAAGTTAGTTTCGGGCCTTGGGTTTCTCAAGGCTTGCGGATCAGGGTATGCTTTTGGCGGGAATAACTGTGGCTGTTTGGGATCAAACTCATCAGGTCCAACCTTGGCCCCCGTCCATTCCACCATCATATCGCGAAGGCGGTATCGACGACCTGATCGATCAGATATACCCCAAGCTTTGCTGCCACTAGCGTATGCCATTAAACCCTCAAATAACTAAAGCTGGGTTGAAGTTTTAAAGCCGTCCTGCCTGAATCTTCATCCGCTGCTCTTTGGAACTCTTCATCGTATACTGTCTTTAGCATCTGTATACGATCAGGAGCTCGTTTCATAGCCATATAATAGGACAGTCCCGCGACCATGCATGGTAAGAACCGAAAGGGAAGATCTGCAGTGTTAGTGTAAACTCCGGCATCTTCTATGCGCTCGACATAATAATAGATTAGTACGTCAGTCGAGTTTTCTGGAACAGACCACAGGTTAATAACAGGATCAATTTGCCTGTTAAACCAATACTGACTAGGCCGACCTTGAGTAGTCTTGTTCGGTAGAGTTGTATATACACCTCGAGAAATTCTTTGGATCTCGTAGTCGGTGTTATTTCTGCGGACTACAACATCTAACAAATCGACAACATCTGGCAAAAGAGTGTAACTAGCCTGACCCTGTGTCAGCGTTATCTCCTTAGAGTCTACAGTCCAAAGATTTAAACCTCGGTTAGCCCACTCTGCGAACATAAGATTAAGAGACCGACGAGCAGTTTTTGCATCGTAGCCTGTGCGAACTTCTAGTCCGCAACGCTCATAAGCCTCCTCAACAATTTCACCTATGTCGAGGTTAAAATTTCTTGAGCCAGATGTAGCCATTACATTGAGCCTTTGTATTTTCCGCCTCGACCAGACATCACACAACCGCCGTTCTTATAACCATTGTTGACCATGCCACCAGACATCATGCCTTTATCGACCATGCCACCATTCATGTAACCTTTATCGACCATACCACCAGACATCATGCCTCTTGGTTTTTTGGCAGTCTTAGCAGCATTAACAAAATCTTGGTCGCTAGGGGCACCCTTGGCACCCTTCTTTCGCATCGGTTTTCCGCTTGCTCGACGCTTTTGAATGTTTTTGTACAAACTCATATC